TAAACACTAAAGCTTAACCTGACATATCAGTTTTACAATGTTGCTGATTATTCTTGTAGCCTGGTCGCTAGTTATATAGATACCGCCTCAGGCTCTATATAATACGGCGGGTGAATTCATTAATCCCTATTACTACAATATTCCAGAACATCTAACGGAGACATTATTATTTATAATTTCAGCACTCCGGACATTGAGGGAGAAAACATTAAGAGGTGTATTACACATTTCTATTATCTCTATCGTTTCAGGTTATTGCCCATTAGAACAACCCTATGTCGCCAATAAATATACGAAATAAAGTCAAAAACGCCAAACTAAACTAAAATGAAGTTTTATACTATTTATGTATATATGAAAGTAACTAATCAAGATAAAGCACAAATTTTTAACGAGTACCTAGGAGTTAGGTTCAAGACTTTTGAAATAGCATCTCCAGATACAGCACCAATTTCGTTTGTAGCTACAGACTACGAGGATAAACAATATTTTGTGTATGTAGAAATCCCTAATGAACAATATATTAAGGATAGAGAAAATACCGGAATTGCTATTGAGAATGCCCATTTTTACCATTTATATGGTATGATGAGTGCTGGACAAAATGTATTCTGGTTTGTTGCCTTTAATGATGGTTACATTCTATTCTATTTGAATGATTGTTTAACTCCAGAACAACTAAATGTATTACCAGAACAAACATTAATTGGTGTAGCTTCTGCTCTTCACATTGAAAAGGATAAACCTAAACACGTATCAAGTGATGGTAAAACATACACTCAAATAGTTAGCTCATATACACCTTCACCAATTGTAAGTTCATCTCCATTGGGTAGAAAACCTAAAAATAGAGTTAGTAGAAGTAAACGTTAATTGTTGTGTCCTATACGCGTATAGATTATTAATCGCGTAGGAATATGAATTGTATATGGTAATGTGTTATATACACTAATAAACGCGTATATTACAACTTATTTACCCTGACGATTATATGGTTTTGTTGGTGTAGCTTTGGGTCCGCTTTGTTTATAAGCAGACCCCTTCTTTTTGTTTTTAGGCTTGAATTTTGCTATTGTACCTAATTTAACTTTCGCCATTTTTTCTACCTTTAAACCTATCGTAAATTCTAAGTAAGTTAAGTATTAAACCTGTTAACAACACGAGGACTGTTAACTCGGCACTAAAATTCATTATATATGAAAATACACCACTTATAGTGAATGTATTTGCTAGTGTGTCTGTGTTATTCATTATGCTTGAAATTGATATTTTACTATTACTATACCTGAACCTCCTGCAAAACCACTACCTACACCTAATAAGGCAGACCCACCACCACCAGCTCCTGTATTAGCGGCACCTGCGTTACCTTGAGCAACCCCTCCTGTTCCTGGGGAGCCATTTGATGCAATACTATTATAAGCACCACCTCCAGAACCAGCAGAATAATATACACTTGAACCTCCAATGGTATATTGAGCTCCATTACCACCATTACCACCTCCTAAATTACTACCATTTTGACCAGCACTAGCGGCACCTCCACCACCACCACCTCCATAAGGTGATGAAGTAAAATTATTACCCCCATTATTGCCTTGACCAACAGTACCAGTACCACCAGTTTTCGCATCACCGGAAACCCCTGCTCCACCACCACAACCTCCATTTCCACCATTACCTTCTCTACCTCCTCCTCCACCACCACCTGTAGCAATATTAGCACCAAAAGATGAATTATTACCCTGAACCCCATCACCAGTAGGAGAATTAGCTGCTGCACCACCTGCACCACCAGCACCTACAATAACTGTAGTCACGCCTGTAGCTACAACACTAAGAGAAGAACTATAGATTAATCCACCACCTCCACCTCCGCATCCAGTAGCAGCGCCAGCACCACCACTACCACCACCGCCACCAGCTACAACTAATAACTCTAAAGTATTATATGAAGGATTAGTAGCTAATTGGGTTATTTCAAATGATGATGTTGCTACAGAAGAAAACGTATGAATCTTGTAACTACCTGAGGTTGTTATAGTTCCACCTGTGGCACTAATAAAAGCCTCTCCTCCTGCTGAAATTGTTTTTACAAACGCGAATGGTGTAAACATATATTATACGAAGTTCTTAATATTACTTAAAAATAAACTTGATGTGTCAAAGGCAATTAATGTTATAATATCAGTTCCTGTAGTTGTAGTTGGTACATAAGCCGAACCACTTGTTTGTAATACTGATGATGGGAAACTTACTGTAGCCGAACCTGTTGTATTTACTCTAATGTTTACAGTTTGACCTGATTGGATATTAGATGGATTAATAAATGTGTTTGAACCTGATACTAATTGAACTGTAAAGAAATTACCTGCTGATAAATTAAGTGATGCTGTTTGAGATGCTATTGTTAAAGCAGTAACATTACCTCTTATAGAACCAGTGAATGTAGTAGATTGTTTAAATGTTGATGAACCTGAAACATTAAAGTTAGGAACAAATACTGTATTAGCAGCAGAAGCTGTAATATTAGAACCACCTAAAATAACAGATTGAGTAACGTTAGCACTAACTGTGTTGTATCTACCAGCTATAATAGCACTAAAATTAGCATTACTTGCTACTGTATTTCCTTCACCTGATAATACACCTCCGTGTTCACCAGTTGCTGTATTTGAAATCCCACCTAAAACTACACTCCTAATACCCGATTGAGCATTAAGTTGTCCTGAGAAAATACCACCATAACCACCACCAGTTACAGTATTACTTTGCCCACCAACAATTGCTGTTCTTTCAGAACCATTAATGGTATTAGCATAACCACCACCAATAAATCCAAAAGGACAATTATTTTGTATTGTATTATTTTGACCCGCAACTATACCTGCGGCAACAGATGAATTATTAATTGTATTTGATGAACCACCTATAATAGCATCTTCACTATTTGCGGCTGAAGATATTGTATTAGTTCCACCTGTTTTAATATGTCCTATTACTGTTAATGAACCTGTAATAATTGCTGAACCTGTGAATGGGAATGGATTAGATGCTGGGGCAAACGATGCTGAAACAGCATTTTGTGCTTGTGAGGCACTTACAGCATAACTAGATGATAAAGCATTTGTAGCAAATGATGCTGATGTAGCAAATGAAGCTGATGTAGCAAACGAGGCTGTGCCTTGTAATGAACCTGTAAATCCTGTAGTTGCTGTAATTGAACCTGTAGCTAATATTGAACCTGAAACATCTAAAGTAGCATTTGCTACATAAAGGTTTGGTTGATTAATACTTAATCTATCTGTATCAAACTCACCCTGAATTAATGGATTCCCAACAAATATATTACCTTCAATAAGTAATCTACTACTTCCAGTATAACTAATTAAAGCATTAGAACCAATAGCAATATTATAATCCATTGAACTTGTAGCATTTTTAAGTGCTTGATTTCCAATCGCAATATTACCACGAGACAATCCAGTAGTATTTTGTAGAGTATTATTTCCAATAGCTATATTAGTATTAGCAGTAACACTAGAACTTAAAGCTAAATTTCCTATTACAACATTATTAAGTGAACTAGCACTATCTAAAGTTAAACCGGATTCTCTACCAACAATTGTATTAGTATTATTTAGTCCATTTGCTAGAATACTAGTATTATTAATTGAACCTGTAACTCCTAACGAACCAGTTATTTGTGCCGAACCAGTAAATGGGAAAGCTGAACCAGTTGCTACAGTAACATTGAATGTTGAGGCATCACCTTTAGTAAATGTAATTACGTTGTTAGTGGCGGATGCTGTAGTTAGTAATGAAGCTGTTGATACAGTCGTTCCTGCGTTTAAAGCAAATGAAGCAGTAGTAGCAAAGCTTGCGGATATAGCTTGTGATGAGGTAATTAATAAACTACCTGTTATTGTTTGTCCTAAACCAGTCTGTAATTCACTTCCACTTAATTGAGTAAGGAACTGATACGAGGAACTGATGAAAAGTGTGGATAAATTACGTCCCATATTATATGTTAAAAATTAGATACATTGTTTTGATATGCCCTATAAGGGTATTGAGGAAACTGAGGGTAACGAGAATCATAAATTGGTAAACCACATTCTCGTGCTTGTCCTGCGTGAAATCCTCTTCCATTACGTCTCATTACAAGTGGTGATTTATATTGAATCCCGAAGTCCGGATACATTTGTTGAAGTTCTACGTTACCATTTAATTCTGGATATAATCCTTGTTTTTGAATTAAATAATTGGTTAAACGTTCCTCATAAAATTGTTTTTTATTTTCAACAGATTGGCGTTTGCGATTATAGAAAGTGCCATCTACTTTCTCACTATTTTCACCACCTGTAGGCGATAACAAGCCATTGTTTCGAGGCCTTAAGTATATATCTTCAAGTGAATAATAGTAAGCAGCATATAATAGGGCATTTTGAACCCAATTTAATACTAAATACTCATAATCACCTGTTAGTGTATTAGTTTTGATTTTATCTAAAATAGCCTCGTATAATTTAGTTCCTAAAATACGCTGAATTTCAATGTCTTGTGCTTCACGAACAGCGTTTTTCAGTAATTTACTATCTACGTTATTATTTATGTCAGTGAATTGACGTAGGTTTTCTTCACTGATAATGAATACATCAGTCATTGTCTTTGTTTTTTAGTTTGTTTAAGATGCTACTACAGTACCTTGTGGGTTAACAACTGTAATTGCTTGAATTGTACTTGCTGTAACAGCAGTATATGTGGTTCCTCTAGGTAATACAAATCCTGCTATTCCTAAACCACTACCTGAAATAACAAGTTGAGCATCAGCAGTAGCTGTAATTGTAGTAAATGAACCTGTTACAATACCAGAACCAGCAGGTCCAAACATTGAAGCACCACTAAAAGTAAGTGTTGTACTACCTGATACTGCTGTGTATTGAGTATTTAAGTTATAGGCATTATCATAACTACCTGTTGCTCCAATAGAAAATAATAATCCAGTAGATGCTGAAATAGCACTTGTAATACCTTGTAATGCTGAATAAGCAGTAGCACTATTAGCTGCTGAAGCAGAAGCATTAAATACCTCAGAGGCAGTAGCTGTAAAGTTAGCTGCGCTAGTATTAAATGGTACATCATTAATAAAAATAGTATCTGCTGTATTTACAGGATCTGTTGAACCTGAATTGAATACAACTCTAATTCCTTCTACGGAAAATGCTGTAATAGATGCTGACCTTAAAGAGGCAGTAGTTGATGAAGCAGCATATGATGCTGAATAGCTACTTGAAACAAAAGCAATACTAAAATTAGTAGTTGCTGGAGTAGCTAGTTGTCCTGTATTTGCGGGTGTGGTTCCGCTGATGACTTGAATTGGCATAGTTTTATATTTTAAAGTTTTTAGTTAATTGGTTGTTCTTGTCCTGCTTGATTAATATTTGGGTCATTTACTCTATCAGCACGTTCAATTTGTGCCTCTAATAAATTATCTTCTCCTACTTCACTGTCTTGTCCTGTTACTACATCAACAACTTCCTCACTATCACTATATAAGTTTAATTGTTGAATACCTAAAACATAATCGTTACCAAAATTAATTTTTAAAATCTCATCAAAACAATCTAGGATTGCTTGTTGGAATGGTTTAATTACTGTGTTCGTGAATAACAAATATGCCTCGCTTGTTTCTGTTCTACCACCTAATTGACCTTCGGTTTTAATACCTAACATCATAGGAGAAGTGATACGGTGAGCTGTTAATATTTTCTGTGTTACTAGATCGTTTATAGTTGTATAGTAAACATCTGTTCCGTTTGAGGCGATTGGGGTTATGACTGGTGCGTTTTCTGGAGAATCTACGTCTATATAAATTAGATTACCTGCGTTTTCTGCTCCGCCATACTGGTTACGAAGCATTATTTCAATTGCTTCTCTTTCCTCCTCATTGGCATTAGTGAATGTAGTAATAGCAAGGCTAGGTACAGCACCATTACTAATGTTGTTAAGGTGGAATGTATCAATTTGAGCATCTAATTCAATTACTTTTAAAGCACCTACATAATCAGGTACGGGATAGTATTTCATACCTGGACGATATGCTTGATAAACGTAAATTTGGCTAGGCTCGTCTTGTTTTTTATTTGGATTGTATGTAGGTAAAAATGGGATATCCTCTAGTGATTGGTTAACATACGAGTTTATACCATTCCACTCGTCCCAAATGTAGTAACCTGGTACCTTGCCTCTAAGGTTTTTTTCCTTAGCACGCAAGTATGAAAAATCAATATGGTATACTTCTGCTATTTTGGTTCTGTCTTTGCTCCAAATAATTTCTAAAGCAAATCCACCAAACAGTTTTAAGTCTTTAGCTACTTTCTTGAAAATATCGTTCCACGATTCGTTTTCAAAGTTAGCAAAATCTAAGGTTTCTGGATTGGTTGTTGTTAATCCATTACCAATAATTGAGTCAACTGTTGCGTTGATACAAGTTCCGTGAATTGATGAATAGTTCATCAAATCGATTAGTTTATTTGGAAAACCATTATCACTACCAAAACTAATATAGAATTGATTTTTACGTTCAACTAAACTAATACGTCCATTAGTATCATTGTTACGTGGGATAGTTTTAAATGTATATTTGTTACTCATTGTTATGGATAATTATAGGTAGTATAAGTGCCTCCGTCTGTCGGTGATAAATATGTGGTTGTAGATACCCCATTGCTTCCTGAAATAAATGCTCTTTCAGTTGATAGTAATTGTGTTCTAACAAAATCATTTGAACTATCCCAAGTTTGAGCAGTAGCGTTCCATAATGTATTTTGTGTTGCCCAAGTTAATAACTCAGGTGCTCCTGTAAATTGATAAATGTTAACATCGTATTGTCCTGAGGCTGTTGGTAGAGTAGAACCTGATACTTGAAATACTAACCAAGGATTAGTTAAGCTAACTGTATTGATTAAAGTAGCAATTACATCAGCCTTTTTAGAGTAATCATACGATTGGGTAAAATCAAGTAAAACCTGAGTTGTACCAAGTGATGCTGTTGCATCAGGGTAAACTGCACTTGAATTTGCTGTGGAAGAAACGTTTAATTGGAGCATAGTTTACTTTCAACCAAGTAGGGGGTTAACACATTAGTGCAACCCCCATTTTTGGTTTATTTTTTTAGATTAAATTGAACCTGAATAAGAAGTAATTGTAATACCACTTAATGAGGTAAGGAATGAAGTAGCTGAACCACTAACCTCACTTGCAGGGTTTGGCTCGTTACCTGAGAAAACCAAGTTGTAACCATTCAAATCACTGAATGCAGTTCCAGTTGCACTGGTACCACTCAATAATTGAGCGCCGTTTACTTGGCCCATCAAGAACCAACGAGCGGCTCCTGTTTCACTACCATTGTTGGTTTCAACGATGATAGATAAGTTAGGGTTTTGTGCTAATACTCTTACTTGGTTCCTAGTAGCTGTTTGCATTTTGAAGAATACAGCGTTACAACTTTGGTTGTAAACGATTGTACCATTTTCAGGAGTTGCTACAATCTCTTCACTAAAATTAGACGTTTGACGGAATAATTGGAATTGATAGTAAACACCTGAACCAGAAATCGCGGTAATTAAACCTTGGCTTCCAGAAATGCTAGAGATAGAACCAGATAAGATATAAATGTTCTTGATACCACCAGTGTTGTCACGACAACCTAGTTGAAATCCTGCTGTTATTGCGCATGGCATAATATTATCTTTCTAGTTTTAAATTGTTGAACAAAAATTATTGAGCAGATACCCAGAATTCAGGGTAAGCAATGTTAACTCCTAATTTAGTAGAAACACGGTGACGCAATGTGTCTGTGTTAATATCATACCATAATTGGAATTCTGTAAAATCGCTTAACAAGTCAGTACCAGCAACAATCTGTTTAGCAGGTCCTAAGAAGATACGATTTAATCCTTGCAAACCTACTGTACCAACAACTTTAATGTTTGGTTGGAAAGGATATTGCATTTCATACAAACCACCACGGTTAGTAACTGACATTGGATCAAAGTAGAAGTTATTAGCTAATCTCAAACCAGTTAAGTAGTTACGGAATAAAGTAACTGACATGAAGAAAGTTAAATCTTCACGATCTGCAACATCTGCACTTGAAGTAGCAATCATAGTGTCCATAGTGGTCAAAATGTTAGCAGCTGAGCTAGAAGCAGCGTTAATTAATACTGGAACAACACCTGCAGTTGAAGAACTGATGATTGTAGCCAAACCACTAGTAGCACAAGTTCCACCGTAAGTAGAATTTGAACCAGAAACTTGAGCCCAAAGGAATTGGTCGTTTGCTTTCTGGAATTGGTTAACGATTAATTCGCTGTACTGAGTAGCTAAGGCGAAAGTTTCGTTGTAAGAACCTGGAGCTAAAGCAGAGATACCTAAGTATTTCTTGTCAAGGTCTTTTAAACATAAAGCATCGAATGATGTACGAGGACATACTTCGATAGTACGTTGAGTGAATGTAGCTGAACCTGATGCACTAGATACACAAGTACCGTTTTGCATGTATAGGCTAACTTCGAATAGGTTAATTGGCTCTTGGAATTTAACACCTTCTTGAATAGTAATATATTCCATAGTTGAACCAGCATAAACCATCTTGATAATTAACTCACCAGCAATCTGGTTGTTAAAATCGGCTAGGGCGGATACGTTTAATGACATAATTTTATTGTTTTAGTTTTGTTGTTTATTTGTTTTTGTTTTTAAGTAATTCAGCCATTACTTTCATTTGTTTAGACTGAAGATTTTCACTTGAGAAAGTTTCTTT